GCAACGATGCCGCCACGCCGCCCGGCTGAGGCCCGGCCAGAGAGTGCTCCGGCCGCCCACACGGGCCCCCAGAGCGCCACCACCACCGAGGGGCAGCCCCCCGCTCCGACGCCTGCACAGGCGCCGACACCCATCGGCGGCAAGCGACGGCAGACCCTGCTCGCGCACATCGCCGAGTGGGAGCGCGACCTGACCGAGTTCGAGGAGCGCGGCGGGCACGACCGCGACCGGCTGGCCTTGCGGGGCAAGTTGCACAACGCGCGCGACGAGCTCCACCGCTACGACATCGCCGCCACGCTGGCGGCCGAGAGCGACGTCGAGCGCCGCCTACTCATCCAGATGCGGGAGGCCGTCGCCGCCGGGAGCCACGTCGCCGCCGGCGCGGCAGAGCGCCAGCTGCAGGAGGTCCGCGCCGCCCGACTGGCCCGAGAGCAGGCCGAGGCGGAGGCTGCGGCCGCTCGCACCCCGGCGGGCGACGTGCTCGAAGCGGTAATCGCCGAGCTGTTGAGCCTGTCGGACTGGGAGCGGCGCCAGGTCCTCGACCGGCTCTCTGGCACCGTGCACACCCGCCTCCGGGTGGTCGGCGATGACGGCTGACCCCACCATCGTCGCCCCAGCCATGCGCACGTCGCAGCGGCTGCGGCAGTTGCGGGAGGCGAAGGCGCGCAACCCCCTCGACCTCTTCCGCGGCACCCCGCCGCAGATCGCGCTCTGGCGGTCGCGCGGGCAGCGGGTGCTGCTGCGGACCGGCAACCAGATCGGCAAGACGACCGCCGGGCTGGTCCTTGCGTTGTGGGCGGCCCTGGGCTGGAACCCCTACGTCCGCACCAAAGAGCCGCCCGTCCAAATCATGATCGTGTGCGTCGACTGGACGCAAAGCCTCGCCATTCAGGCGAAGCTGTGGGCGCTGTGCCCCAAGGATGAGCTGATGCCGGAGCAGGCGTGCGACCCGAAAAACGGGTTTGGCACCAAGGCGCCGGCGCTTGAGTTCCGCAACGGTTCGGTTATACGCATTCGCACCGAGAACCAAGGTGCAAAGTCAATGTCGGGCGGGACGCTCGACCTTATCTTGTACGACGAGCCACCCAAGGACCGAGCGATCTTCACTGAGCTCGAGCGCCGGTTTATGCGGACCGGCGGGCGCATCGTGCTGACGATGACGCCGATCAACGCCAAGATTGATTGGCTTAGGGAGGCCTGCGAGGCGGGGCAGATCCTTGATCTGCACTTCGAGTGCACCCCGGAGAACCTCGCAACCGAAGACGGCACCGTGCTGACGATCCCGGACCCCGAGACCGGCGAGGTCCGGCCGATGGACGCTGCATGGATCGAAGAGCAGCGCCAGAGCTGCGACCCGCGCGAGGAGCCGGTGCGGGTCGACGGCCGCTGGGAGTTCCGCAGCGACGTCCAAATCTTCAGCGGCTGGGACGGCGCCCGCATGGCGATCCCGTCCCTCCGAGACAGCGCCGCCGGCCCCGGCCAGCGGCCGGCCGAGCTCTACCTCGGCATCGACTACGGCGACGACAAGCTCCGCACCGCGGCGGTCCTCGCCGCCGTCTACACCGACCCTGCCGGCGACGACCGCGAGACGCGGGTCTGGGTGCTGGGCGAGTGGCTGCCCGACCGACCGACCCTGCCCGAGCAAGACGCCGAGGCGGTGCTGGGGATGCTGGCGGCGCACGGGTTGCGGTGGAGCGACCTCGACGGCGTGTTCGGCGACAAGAAGCTCACGGACGCATCAGGCCGGGAGACGAAGAAGTCCAACGGTTTGATGGCGCACCACGTGTCGCGCTTGCTTGGGCAGGCCCACCTTTCGCCCCCCGTGATGAACGCCAAGCGCGTCCCGGGCGTGGGACGGCTGGGCCGCGAGGGCGGGCTTTGGCCGAGCGTCCGCTGGATGAATGCCGTCATGCTGCGCAGCCAGTGGTGGCTCGACGCTTCGTGTGTGCGCGTGCGGCAGGCCATTGAGGCCTGGGACGGGACGACGATGCACCCGACCAAGGACGCACTGGACGCGCTCCGGTACGCCTTGGTCCTCCACTGGGCCGGCGCCCGCCGCCGCGCCGCGGCACCCGTGGTGAAGACGTGGTGATGGCAGCCCCTGCCGAGCCGTGTGGGCCACCTGGGGCCGCCCGTGCTACGCTGCGCCCCGGAGGCTGCCCGTGCCCATCCTGACGCCCACGCCGCCGCTCGGCAGCCCCTACGCCCGTCCCAGCGGCGACGTCCAGCACACGCAGCTCCGGCGTCGCATCCTCGATGGCCAGGCCGGCGATGACCTGCGCGCCTACGTGCTGCGCCGCATCGGGCCGGTGCGGGCGCGCGCGTGGGGCCAGCCGACCCGGACCAGCAACCCGCTGCGCGACCTAAGCGCTGCCGTGGCGGTCCTTTACGAGCAGCCGCCCATCGTGACACACCCCCAGGCCGACGCCTTGGCGATCAACGACGTCGCCGAGCGCCTGCGCCTGTCGAGCCTTTGGAGCTACGCCGCCGAAGCCCAGCACCTCACCGAGGCGCTGAACGAGGCCGCCATCCGTGTCGACCTCATCGAGGGCCGCCTGCGCTGGCGCGTCGTGACCCCCGACCTTCTCGAGGGTGTGGGTCTGCCCGACGACCTCGGCACGCCCGGCCTCCTTCGCGAGTGGCGCGTCCGCACCGTCCGGGGCGAGCCGGCCTGGTACGCAGACGAGCTCGACGTGCTGGATGAGGATGCGCCCCACTACCGCGTGCTCGGCGCCGATAACGACGACGTGACTGAGCAGGTGCTGGGTCAGCGCTACGACGGCGACGCCTACCCCTACCGCTACGCGCCGACACCTCGCTACCCGTTGGGCCGCCCCTTTATCCCCTACAGCCTTCGGCACTCGCAAGCGGCGCCGCGCGGGCTCTTCTCGCCGTGGTGGCGCGTCGAGACGGTCGACGGGACGCTCGAGGCCGGGCTGGTTGCGAGCATGATCGCCCACGTCACTGCGCAGGCGAGCTTTCCGACAACAGTCGTTGTCGGCGCCCGCCCGATGGGGGCCAGCCAGGTCGTCGACGATCAGGGCCGGCCCGTGGCTCAGCAGATCGTACTCGACCCCTCCGCCATCCAGTTCTTTGAGGCCCTCGACCCGCAGCAGCAGCCCGTCATCACCGTGCTGCGCAACGAGACCGACGTGCTGATGCTGCAGGAGCTGGCCGAGCGGCAGGCCGCCGGGCTGACCGGCGCGTGGGGCCTCTCCGCCTCCGACATCCAGCGCACCGCCGCCGACAGCCGCAGCGGCGTGGCCCTGATGGTCAGCGACACCGGCCGGCGCCGGATGCAGGCGGCCCGGGCGCCTGTGTACCAGACCCACGACGAGCGGCTGGTCGGCATGGTCGCTGCGCTTCTGAACAGCGAGGCCATCGGTGGCCGCGACGACCGCCCCGAGTCCGGCTGGGGCGTCCGCTACACGCTGAGCCCCCTGTCGCCGATGGAGCGCAGCCAGCGCCTCGCCGAGGCTGCGGAGGCCCTGCGGCTGGGCCTCTTCAACCGGGCCGAGGCGAGGGCGCACATCACCGGCGAAGACCTCGTCACCGCCGGCCGCCTGCTTCCAGCGGCTATCCCCTCCTCCCCTGAGCTCACCCTCGCCGCGGCCTCGCCGCAGGAGCCGACCACGCCATGACCACGCCAGCCGAGGGGCAGCCCGCCGCCGCCCCAGCCACGCCTCCCACGGCCGCCACCATCGACCCGGCCGACGTCCAGCGCGCCGCGGGTCGCACGCCTGACCCGGTGCCCTACGACCGCTTCCGGGAGGTCATGGCTGAGGGTAAGGTCGCCAAGGCGGAGGCAGCCAAAGCTGCGGAGGCGTTGAAGGCCGCCGAGGCCCGCGCGGCCGCCGCCGAGGCCCGCGCGGCCGAACTCGAGCGCACCACCGCGCGCCTCGGCGTCCGCGCCGAGCTGGCCATCGACGACGACGACGACGCCGACCGGGTGCTGAGCGCGTGGGAGAAGGCCCACGCTGATCTCGGCGATAAGGCCAAGCGCCCCAAGGTCGCCGAGTGGGCGCGCAGCGAGGCGGCGGCCGGCGTGATCGCCAAGAGCCTGCGGACCGCCTACGGTCTTGGCTCCGCGCCGCAGACCACGGCTGGGCAGGCGGGGCAGACCCCCACCCAGCGCGCGCCGCTCCCGGTGGCGAACCGCGGCGCCGCCCCAGCTCCGGCCGGGCGCGCTGGCGCCGACCCCTTCGAGGGCGCGACCCGGGAGCAGGCGAGAGAAGCGCTCAAGGGCCTGCGCTTGCGCTGAGCGCTGTCCCCCGCTACGATGACGATGCAGAGCCGAGGCGCCGACAGGCGCACGCCCACGGGTCACCTCCGACATCAGGTGTAGGGCGGGACAGGCGACACGAGCCCACCCCTACACCTGGAGGCCCCCGTGGCCGTCACCTACACCGCCCAGGCCGCCACCGACGGCCTCCTCTACAGCAACAAGGTCGCGACCGAGATGGTTCTCGGCGCCCTCGAGGACCGCACCTCGCTCCTCGGCCATTCCGAGATCGTGATGGCCGAGGACCTCATGGGCCAGAACTGGCACGTGGGGCTGACCCCCGGCGGGACCATCACGTTCGTGATCGACATGGCGCTGCCGGCTATGTCCTCGACCGCGGAGACGACCGACATGGTCGCCGCGACGACGCTCGACTTCACCAACACGACGATGAGCACCGGCGCCTACGACGTCTGCTTCGGCGTGAGCAACGAGCTCCGGCGGCGCGACCAGCACGGCCTCTACCAGGTCGTGAGCATCGCCAGCCGCATCCTCCGGAGCGCCGTGGTGACCGTGACCCGCCTGCTCGTCGCGCTCGCCCCGAGCGCCACGACCACCGTCGGCACCACCGGCACTCCGCTGACCTGGGATGTCATCCGGTCCGGCGCCCAGGCGATTAAGCGCGTGGGCCTCAGCGAGGCCACCGGCCGCGTCGTCGTGATCCTCCACCCCGCGCAGTGGGAGAGCGTCGTCGAGGACCTGGGCAGCGCCACCGGCGCCCGCGCCGAGCGCCGCGAGCTCGACAGCGCCCAGATGGTCGGCATGGTCGGTTTCCAGGGCATCTGGGACGACATCGAGGTCTGGACCTCGGCGGCCGTCACCGAGAGCGGCGGCGACTACAGCGGCCTGATGTTCGTGCGCGGCGGCATCGGCATGGCCATCGTCCCGCCCGCCGAGCCCGCGCCCGGCCAGGACGTCGTGCTGCAGACCCCGCTGGTCCAGGTGACCGCGGCCTACAGCTTTGCGGACAAGTCCACGCAGCTCGGCGGCGACATGACCGTCGGTGTGGCCATCCTCCGGCAGGATCTAGTCCGCGAAGTGCTCAGCACCTGATCACCCTCGCCCCTCGCCTCGGCATAGCTGCGGCGAGGGGCCGCCCCTCCGCTCACACGCCCACCGGGTCAGGAGCCCATCATGTTGCCCGCTCGCACCGCCGCCTCCCCGCAGACCAACCGCCCCATCGGCGCCCCCATTCGGCGCGCGGCCACCCCCCAGGGCCGCGCCGCAGTCCTCGCCCTCCCGCCCTCCTCCGGCTGGATCGCGACCGCCCACCCAGCCGACTGGGGCCCCGTCCGCGACGACTCGGGCCAGTGGCACATCCTGCCCCGGCTCGCCAAAACGATGCTGCTGCCCGGCGTCGGCGGGGTCAGCCTTGGGCGCGACTCCTCGGGCCAGCGCGTCGCCGACGCCCGCCGCGTCATCGCGGAGCGCGTCGCTTCCGGCGCCGTCGAGGTGCCGCGCACCACGATCCACGCCAACGGCGAAGAGTACGCCGACTACTGCGTGCGCTACCCCGTGGTTGGCGGCGCCTGCCACGTCTGGGCCTGGGAGCGCCCCGAGCTGGCGCGCGCTGGCCGCTCGACCGTCAAGGTCGACCGCGACGCGCACGTGGCCTTCCTCCAGTACGTCGCCCACGAACTGCTTGGCATGGCCGAGCCCGAGCCAGACACGTTCGACGCGCTGCGCAACGACCTACGCACCAAGGCGGTCCGGCTCGCCATCGGCGCGACCCAGAGCCCGACCAGGCGGCAGGCCCTCGACCGGATCGCCGAGATCCTGCGGAGCCTCGGCTGGGACGACGGCCTCGATCTGCCCGCGACGCAGGTGCGGTGGGCGCACCCGGAGCCCGAGGAGACAGGGCCCGCCCCTGACCAGTCCACCGAGCTCGCCCAGCTCCGCGCCCAGCTGGCCGCCATGTCCGCGCAGCTGGCCAGCCTCACGGCAGCCCCCGCCGCAGCCGCCAGCCCCGCCGCCCCGCCGCCGGCCCAGGGAGTCGTGGTCGGCTCGCCCTCGGCGGCGGAGGCGGCCCTGCCTTTCCTCGACGAGGGGCAGCCGCCCGCTAAGCCCAAGACCCCCAAGGGCTGACCCCCTCGACACCCGCAAGGAGCCGCCCATGTCCGCGCCCGTCGTCTTCGTCGACACCGGCGGCCCCGTCGAGCTGATCCGGGGCGCGACCACCACCCTCGCCCCGGTCCTCCGCGGCGAGGATGCCGCCGTCATCACCCCGACCAGCTGGACGGCGGCGCTCTACCGCAACGAGGCCGTCGTGTCGTCGGGAAGCGGCACGGGGGCGGTATCCTGGGCGCTGGCTGTGTCCTCCACCGCGACCCTCGCCAGCGACTACCAGATCCGCTGGACCATCCACTACAGCGGCGGGCGCGTCGACCAGCGGCAGGACGCCATCGTCTGCCGCTGGGGTCTCTACCCAAGCCTCACCCCGGCCGACATCTACGCCCGGGCCCCGGCGTTGAACCCGAGCGCGGCTGACCCCCTCCGCGTCTTTGGTGCGGGGCAGTCCGTGCTCACCGTCGCCGCGCAGGCGTGGCAGGACGTCCTCGCCGAGCTGCGCAACAGGATCGGCCGGCCGCACCTCATCACGTCCGGCGTCGACCTGCGCGGTGTGCACCTCGCGCGCACGCTCGAGCTCGTCTACCTCTCCGCAGCGTCGACCACCGGAGAGGCCGTCTACATGGACCTCTCCCTACGCGCCCGCGACGAGTACCGCGACCTGTGGCCGCGGCTTACCCTTCGCACCGCGCCCGACGACCAGACCGACGGGGCTGACGTGCGCGCCGCCGCCAGCCTGCCGATGATGGGCGGGGCCTGGGACGACGCTGCAACCCGCTACCCGGGCGAGCCCCGGAGCTACGGCCGGGGGGTCTGGTGACGCAATACACCGGCAGCATCAAGAGTCTGCGCCGCGACGTCATCACGGTGCTGCGCACGAACGCCACGCTCGCCGACCTCGTCAGCGACGACCCGCCCGACACGATGGGCGGCGAGCCCGACACCACGATGGGCGGCCGTGTCTTCGTGGGCATCGCCGCGGCCGTGGTCCGCCAGCTGGGCCGCCGTCGAGACCCAGACGACCCGACGCTGACCGCGCCGACCTTGACCGTGCGGTCATGGATCCGCAGGCAGCCGGACAAGATCCGCGGGTCCGGAGTCCAGCATAGCTACGACGACGCGCTCGACCGCGGCGGGCTGCTGCTGTCCGTCCTCGCCGACCCGAGCCTGAGCCTCGACACCCTGACCCTGTCGGTGACCGTGCTCGACGGCTGGCACCGGGTGGAAGTCACCGCCACCGGCTCGGCGATGGTGTTGACGTCGTGAGGCAGCCCCCCCTCGTCTCCGGGCCAGCCGCCGACCCGGCCCGGTTGTCCGCGGAGATCAGGGGCCGCCTCGTCCCCCTCGTCACCGACGACGCCCAGCGCATCTACGCAGACGCCGAGGCCCGCTGGCCTGTCCGTACTGGCAGGTCCAAGGCCGGCCTCTTCCTTCGCGATGAGTCCAGCGGCGACCTCATCGTCATCAAGATCGGGAACACCGTCGACTACGCCCGTTTCATCAAGTCCTTGAAGGTCGGCAAGGTCAGCGCCGGCGACTGGCGCCCCGTCCTCACCCGCGAGCTCGGCGACCCCGTCCGGGCCAGCCGCCGCACCCTCCCCAGCCGCGCCGCCGACGTGGCCGCCGCGGCGCTGACAGACCTCCTGGGCTGACCCCTCCTTCTCTCCTGCCACAGCGTCGATGGCGTGGCCGTGGTAGGCTGGCGCACGCCCACCCCCGGAGGCCCGCGTGGCAGACAGCGTCGTCACCCTCGGCCTCGACTTGTCGGCCTTCGATGCCGTTCTCAGGGAGGGCATGGACGGCCTCAGCAAGGGCGCGCAGAGGGCGCTGGCAGGCGCAAAGAAGGCAGCCGCCGAAGCGACGAGAGAGGCGGCCTCAGCGCTCAAGGCGCAGATCCGTCTGCAGGACCAAGCCGCCCGCGACGCCGCGGCTGCAGCGCGTGAGCAGGCCGCGGCCGAGCGGCAGCTCGCGGCGGAGGCGCAGCGGCGCGTCCAAGTGCAGGCCAGCGCCGCCAAGAACCTCGCGCGCCTCGCCGCCGAGACGAACGAAGTCGACCGGCTAACCTACGCC